AAAACCAACTCTTCGTCAGTTGGTGGCTGCAAAATAGGATGTTTTCTCCACTCTAGCATGTAGCAAACTCCCCTCTATACTCCTTGGCTTTTTCCAGATAAGCCTCAGAGGCTTTTTGCTTGTCAGCAAATCTTCCAATATAAATGGTTTTTCTGTTAACCATTATTCGTGATGCCCATTTCTTTGTCTCCTTGCAAAACATTACACCCTTGAGTCCAGAGGTGTTGTTTTTATTTTTACCTCGATTAAACATATTTTCTGATCTGCTAGCGTGACGCAGATTGCAGATTCTGTTGTCTGACTTGTTTTGGTTAATATGGTCAACATCCAAAGTCGGCCATTCACCATGAGACATTGCCCATGCAAGCCTATGAGCATAGAATCGCAGGCCATTAATCGATATGGATCTGTAGCCACGGCAGTTTACATTGCCAGCAATATTTCCAATTTTTCCGCTTCTAGCGGTATTCACTTTCCAGATAAACGCTCCAGTTTCTGGGTCGTAATGCAAGTAATCGAATAATTGTTTGACATCCAGAGCATTCTCTGGCTTTATTTTTTCAGCACTTTTCATAGTGGTTTATGTTTTGTGTTAGAGTGCCTCTAGACCGCATATCTAGATGGCACTCGCTTTTTATCATGTGTAGAGATTGTGTCAAGAAGCTATTTGCTTGGTTTTGTACGCCCCAGTCTCCATCAGGATGTCCTTGATGTGGTAGACGCTGTCGCAATCATCACACCCAAAGGTGTCGTCCTCTGGTGGAAATGACCCACGGTTGCCACCCACAAGGTGAAGCTCGCGGTGTTTCTTGCGGTTCTGGCAGTGCTGACAGACTCCTATAAATGGCTTTATGTGCTTCTCCAGCACCACATTCCAAACCTTGGCGTTGAACTTCTCGGCCAAGTACGAGGCGTAGGATAGCGTGTGGCACTTGTGCTGAACGCCGTCATGCTCGACCATGTAGTGGCGAACGAGGTTGCCACCGTCCTTGAGGTGGTCTGCGTGTCTGGATTCTGGTTCTTGTATCATTGGATTATTTCAGCCTCGACTGCCTTCGCCTTCACCTTGCTAGCGATGCGAGATTTAGCCTCTGCGATCATCTTGGCGGCATCGTCGATAGATGCACCCTGCCTGTGTTCCACGACCGCAGTAGCCATGCCAGAGAGTTGCATGGACTTGTCCGTTAAAACTCCCACGGTGATCGCCAGTCGGTCGGGGGAGATGTTCTTGAGTTGTTCGGGATCGTCGGACAACTGGTCTGCCTTCGCGAACAGCAAGTCGGTGTAGGTTTCAGCAGCCATCGCATATTTCTGGCTGAACTCCTTCCGCTTCGTCTCCAGAGTGTCAGAATGCCGCCACATGAGCGACCGCACGGTGTCACGGGCAAGCCCGGTGATCTCGGAGGTGCTTTTGATGCTCTTCCCCTGCGCCAGTAGCCATAGACACTTTGCCGCCGCCTGTGGGTTCCAGAACTCCACACGCTGCCTGTTGCCGTGCTCCTCGGCTCGACGCATGACCTCTGCGAACCATTCCTGATCTGGTTCTGCGGTTAGTTTCTCGCTCATTGGTTATTTCGGATTGCGAATAGACTTGATGATGTCGCTTTTTTCTTTGTCGGTGAGTTTGCGTTTAAGGTTTTTCTCTGCCTCTTCAATCATTAACTGAATAATTTCAGAAGAGTCATCAATGTCGTCGGTAAAATCTCCGGGGAATAAGTTCATCGTTTTGAATAGTTAAACACACCATTACTCAAAGTCAATCGAGTAATTTCATCTCCAGCACCAGATGTACCCTCAACAAAAGCCTCAGTATTGTTTACAAACTTCAAGAAGTTGTCAGAGGTTAGTTTAGAAAAGTCACCATCACTGGCGTATTTTTTTATGAAGTTCTTGGTAATGTCAAGGGATGAATGACCAACTGCCTCGTTCTTAATGGCATTCCAAGACAACCAATGCAACCCACCGGGGTCGGCGTGATTTCCAAGCAATTTCTGCATTGCGGGAGACGAATCAATCGCAATTTGAGAAACTCTATCCATTGCAGAATACAGCATCAAGCTAAACAATGACTGGTTATTTTCTAAAGTTCCATAGTTTTTGTAAATTCCAATTTTATCAACTGGAACATTTTTGGATTTGCCTTCGTATTTGAAGTATTCTCTTGGTGTTTTTGCTCCAGTTAACTTCATTGCATCATCGAGATACATGTCAACAAACCTCCATCTATCTAGCACATTTCCCTTAATGCCAAATGTAAGTCCAATAAAGCTTTGCACCTTATTCTTAATGCCAGTTGCACCGTGACCAAGCGTGTTAAATGCGTATCGCATTTTTACTGGATCGCTATTTTGATAAACATCTGAAACCTCATTCCATCTTCCATTGTGTTTACTTAGCATCAAGTAGAAGCTATTAGCATTAGATGTAGCGTTCTCACCCAGCTTCCCGTATGTGCCAACGGTTTCTGTCCTAGCACTAGAAACGATGTTTTTCCATTGGTCTGGAGTTAAGTTAAATGTGCCATCAATGGATGCCTTGATTTGATCCATGACCTTTTTGTTGACAATCATTCTCATCCACAACGCTTCTTGTTGTAATGGTGGTAATTGTTTAGATAGCGTACCCCAAAGGTGGTGTAGTGCTGTAATTAACTCTGGTGGTCTACCTTTAATAAGGTCTCGCATTTCAACCACAGCATCCAATCCAGACATAGCAGATTCACGAATGCCGGGTACTGTTTTGTCTCCATGATAACCACCGCTTAACAAAGCGGCAAAGGCATCTGGGTCATTTAACATAATTCTTAATGACGATGGTGGAATTAACACATCTCCAGCTACGCCAGATTTTTTCATTATTTCTGCATACCCGCGAGTATCTACAAACTTAAACGGGTCGTTTTCTATATCTTGAACGGCAGAATTGATTTTCTCCAAAGAATCCAAAACATTTGCCGCTGCGACCTGTTGCTTTTTGACCTCCTTAGGATCATTGGATGGTGCTTGAGAAGCACTTAATGCGTTTCCTATCAGGTCTTGATTCTGCACCGAAAAGTCTTTTGTTTTCTCAACCTTAATGTTTGGCAACGGGGTTAGATAGTTTCCTTTTAAAATTCTAAGCGGCCCATCCATTACTTTCCAAGGATCATCCTTGCCAGTTCGAGCAACAAACTTAGGAACACTTTTTGTATCGGTAGGCAAATTGGATGATTTAATCTCAACATTCTTTCTGAGTTCACCCAAAGATCCAATTGGTGCGCTAACCCCCTTGTCGCCATCCACATCTTTCTCTGGCATAAACCGCATCTGACCAGTCTGGTTTTCTGTAACACCATACTCTGATAGAACATTTTTAGGAACAGGTAACCCGGCCTCAACTGCATTCATAACTATCTCCCTATGGCTTTTTTCTTTGCTAGCCAAAGATCCTAAATAATTTGAAAGCTTTTTAGCTGAAATCTCTTCTGGGTCATTTTTATATTCATTCTCAAAGGCTCTATCATCATCAATAATTTTGCGTATATCTGCCTTGCGAATATTGCGTCCTTTAGCCCTTCGCATTTGATGAGCCGCTTCTTCCCAAAGCGTGCCAACCATGCGTTTATTAGGGTTAATGAAAATAGTAGGTTTCCCTTGGAATGTTCCAGATGCCCCATCGAAATCGTATTTATCTCCAGCAACAATTTTCTTACCTTCTTGAACAGGAGTTCTAATTATCATTATCGGAACATCCAATACTGGTGACAGAATAGCTCTTGTTTTTTCTCCGTGAACCACATCACCAATAGTGCCAATAATCGTGCCATCTTTCGCTGATTCCGCTTGGATAAATTTACGGGAAATTTGCGGATGGAAAAATTCCTTTTTAGTCATACGCCACGGCTCAGTTGCTCCCTCTGGCATGAAGCGGGTTTGCGCCTCTGGCTCCATCCACCCAATAGCATCCGCAGGATACGACTCCAGCATCGCCTTGGATGTGATGGGAATCAGCTTCTCATCCATTTCGTTGATAGCAAACATCTGCTTGCCGTCTGCCCATCGTCCTTGAGCCTCCTGTGCGTTGGCTACGGGGTTGAGGTCTTCTGGGGAGATACCCTCTGGCATCGCTCGCTGGGCTTCTGGCATGCGGACTTGGCTCACTGCCTCGTAGCTGAACGGCATTGCTGCGTACTCCTCTGGGGCCATTGGGACTGCCTTGCTAACGCGATCTGCGCGGTAGGTGCGGTAGACATTGTCCTTGCTCTTAATGCCATCCTCCAGAAGCATGGGGTTGAGGACTGCCTGCTCCTTCTTGTTGAGCAGGCCGAACATGGTGTTGATGAACTTCTTGCGCTCATCGGCCTCGACCGCTCCATATTTCTGCTTGAAAAACTCAATGCTGTCCAAGCCTTGCTTGTGGTAGTCCATCATCGCCTGCGTGTCGCGCAGGATTAAATCCACATTGCCACCATACAGCTTCTTGCCGCGCCTGTCCTGTGAGCGTTTCTGGATATTCTCATGAAGCTTGGTTACGGACATAAGTCCGAACAGCAAGTTGCCGTCCTTGGAGATGGTGACAGCGACTGGAACCGTGTCGCGTAGAGTAGCACCCTGCGGCTTGTAAACCACCTTCCCAGCCTTGTTGCGGGTAGTAGCGGGGAAGTTGATCATGACCACGCGATCACCAGCACCCTTGCGGATTAGCTTGTTCATCTCGCGGATGATACGCTTCTGCTCTGGGTTGTACTTGTTCTTGGCAAACATCTCGGTGATGACATCGTTGGACAACCATCCGGGCTGGAATTGCCCCTCGTCGTCCACATGCGCCTCGCCCTTTTCTGGGGCATAGTTCTCCGCCCTCTTCCTCCTCATCACCTCGACAGCAGTAAGCCCTGCAAGCGCACGCGAAAGCTCTGTAGCCCTATCCAGTGCCACAGGCTTGCCGTCCTTCATGATCGGCTTGTTGGCATCGTCAACCTGCACCAGCGGGTGAAGAAGCTCGGCATCAATGCTGTCAGATGGGTTGAGAAGGATCGGCGCACCAGAGTCTGGCTTGTCGCTCATGAGAGGGTCAAATTGCCCCGGCACAAGCCCGGCACTGCGCCTGTTCATGTCGCGGAACATCTTGCTAGTGATTGGGTCACGCTTGACTCCATCTGCGTCTAGGATGCCGTTTCCAGTCACCCACGCACCATTCTTGTCGATCATCCCACCACTTTTGAAGTGGAGGTCTTTGAGGACTGGAATCCTCGGCAGGACGGTCTCAAGGATTGATCCAAGCTTGCGCCCAGCAGCACCACTAGAGGCAACCGCGCCAAGCTCACCACTTTCAGCCATTGCTGCGTACTGGTCAGCGTGCTTCTCGATGAAGTACTCCACCGCAATCTTGTCGAGCGGGTAGATGGCATCTCTCTCGGCGTTGGACATGCCCTCGACACCAAGACGCTTGTAATAACCATCGCGGAATGCCTCAAAATTAGGGTCTAGCTTGCCATCCCTAGAACGGAACAATCCACCAACCGTGTTGTTCTTGGTGTCACCTAGGAACAGGGCAGCGATGCCGGGTTCCATGTTGTTCTTGATGACTGTGTGGTGGAGTGTTTCGTGTGCAACCAGTGCCTTGATCGGGTTGGTTGAATTAACATTGATAACTGCCGTGTTGGTGTTGGGGTCGTACCTGCTAGCACCAGAGTCCTTAAAGGTGTAGTTGAGGGTAGGGTTAGCAATTGCATAAGTGGAAATAGCCCTGCGTGTTCCAGCGGGAATTGCCTCAAACAATGCCTTCTGGCGCGGGTCAGTAAGATCACGCCTAAAGTTAATCTCATCACCAATGGAAAGCTCACGCATGCGTTTCTTGGTTCCCATGAATGCACCACCACCAGCAGCAAACGAACCACCAATAAAGAATGACTCCGAACCTGCTTGATACAAGGTCTCTGGACGCATGTCAGCACCGTCAGATAGGTACTCAAACATCAAGTCCGTAGGTGCGGCTGCGGCAATACCACGACCAGCCCTGCGGATTGTGTCAGATGTGACACCACCTAGGTCTAGCATGTTGAATGTGTGTGCAAATCCACGACTCAAGGAACCGGGTGCGGTGTGTCTCGCCACACGCTTCCAGAATGGCATCTGAGCTCGAACATTCTCCATCTCTTTTCCTACATAACGGAATAGCTTCCCGTAGTTGGACAGAACCTTGCCAGTCTTGAGTGCTGCCGCCCCAGCTCCCAGTGCGCCAATGATTGGGTTTCCAGCCAAACCTACTACCCCGGCTGCGCCTACGGCAGCTGTGTACATTTGATCCAAACCACGCTCTTGCAGGAAGTTTGTGACTGCCGTGTCAGTCTTTGAAATTGTATCACCAACACGCTCCAAGGTTGCGCCAACTGCCTTTGCTGGCATGGAACGCATCTGCCTTCCAAGCTCCATCGTTTGCAGAACCTTCTGTGAGTACGCCTCTGGAATGCGAGTGGCTAGGCTATTACGCTTTGCGACAAGACTTTCCAATTCCGTAGTTACGGTTGGAAGTGTTGCCCTAATTTGGTTGGCACTATCAGAAATTCTGCTGGCAACTTGAGATGCTTGGTTAGCCCTAGCAACCAACTCTGGGCTTGCTCCTGCGCGCGTGGAAATGTCGAAAGCTAGACGATTCGCAACACTCACGGTTGCGGCTTCTTTTTTCAAAACAGCATTAGCCGCCTCGATAGCTGTTTGCGCTTCAGCAATTGCCAAATCTTGAGCGGCAATACTCGCCATTCTTTTTTGTGCGGTAATTGCCACCCTGTTTGCAAGTGGTGCTGTTCTAGCAGCCTTTACGGCAATGGACGCTGGGATAGCATTAGTTGGGTCTAGTGCCAGTTGTGAAAATGCGCTTGTTTGACCATATTGCTTGTCAAACTCCTCTTTACCAATCCTGCTTTTTGCAGATTCAGCTTCAGCTACAGCATTGTCCATTCCAAGAACAGCTTCTGCTATTTCACCCGTACTTAAATTGACGATGTTTTGTTGGGTTTGCCATTGGCGTTGACGAGCAGCATACAATGCTTGCTCTGCCTCGTTTTCCATTCCATCAGGAAGAACATCATAAAGCTTTTTACCGATCCAAGCCGAGCCGATATCTGCGATTCCAGCCCACCCCGCAAGGTTTTCTACAGCACCCTCAACGAGACCAAGACCGCTTGCGGTCATTTTGTCTCTCAATTCTTGAGGTCTGAGATCAGTTCTTCCAAGTGCGCTATCCCATGTTTGGGAGTTGTGCCAAAACGATTGGGCTTCTTGGCCTATTCTTGTTGCACCTCCTAACGCAGCATCAACAACAAACTTACCCGTGTTGCTTGCGATTTCTCCAAAGGTTGCGTTTGGTCTTATGACTTCATCATCCCAAAGAATCTGAAATGCTTTTAGATTCTCTTCTTTTCCAATGTCAGCAATTGGAGTAAGATAAGCCTGACCCTTTTCGTTGATCGTCCCATCCTCGTTGAATACTCCAGACTCCTTTAGGTTGAAGAAAAGCTCTCCGCGAGGTGTGGCGTTTCCTTCAGTATCTACCAGCCCAACTGCTTTTGCCCGATCTGCATTAAGTGGCTGTGAAAACAACTCATTTGCATTGCGGTAGATTGTGCCGTCTGGCATCCGCAGGGAATCAATCTCCATCCTCCGTGCCATTTGAGGATCTACCGTCACCATGTCAGATGGTGGAACCTGTGTGAGTTCCGCTTCTGAAATGGGTTGGTTGTACGCCTCGACAAGCGAATCTGCTGATTCTAGCTCAATTTGTCTAAGCTTATCAGTTACATCAGCATTCAGCAGTTCAAGGCTTCCCTTGACCTTTTTGTTGAACTCTGGCTGCTGGTCGGGCGGTACATTGAATGGCATTTTGGGAAGGGTTATTTATTTAGGCTTCGGAAGTAGTTGTTTGCCTCAACTGCTGCTTTGTCTTGAGCGGTTTGAGGGGAACCATCGGGATTAACTAGCTTGTTGCCAGTAATACGCTCTTTACCTAATTTGACAACATCAATCACCTCGTTGATTTGAGCAATGGCATCTTCTTCTGGCATATCTGGATCAAGTCCAGTAAATGCAATTGATGCCCTAGCTCCTTCAGAGTCAGAAAGCGCACCCAAGCCCTTCATATCCTTAATGGCCTCCATGAAACCCATCGCCTCCACTTGCCTAAACAATGCCTTCGCTCCAGCACCCTTGGTTCCAGAGATGCTTGGAGACAACCATGTAGCACCAAACAAACGGCTAAATCCTTTGTGCGACTTTAATTTTTCTAATGCGGCGATAAACCGATCAGACTTATCCTTTGCTGCGGCCATTGATTGCTGCATCTCCCTTTGAGACAGCTCTGCCTTTTGCTTTTGCTCTGCGGTTGGTGGTGCAGACATCACCTGTGCATCAGCTAGAGATCCATCTGGATTCCTTTGAACCTTGTAGGTTCCCATCGGGTCTAAACCGAACGCTTCGGCCTCTTGGCCTTTGACAATCTTAACTGCCTTTTGTTGCTTTGCTCCAGCTACTGGAACAAATCCCGGACGAACTTGATATTGCGGTGCTTGCTGGGCTGCTGGTTGAGGCTGAGCCATTCTCGGTTCAGTCGGCATGGCTCCACTTGGCGCGGCCTGTGATGTTGCCATTCCAGAACCTTCTTCAATCATACGGGCAACTTCAGCCTGTTGGTCTGGAGTCCCCATAGCCTGTTGGCTCATGTCTCCACTCATGGAAAGTGCACCATCAATTTGAGAAGCGTTTGAACTTGTGCTGTAATCTGGCACATTGCTATATTGTTCAATCAATTGAGACATACCCTCCTTCGTTTTAGGGATTTTGTTTTTAGATATGGACCCAATAATCGAAAGTCTCTTGTTTGTCTTCCCACCAGTGTAATTTTCTGGGTTCTGGAAGAAATCAATCACCCTTGAATCCTTGTTTCCATGTCGATCTGCGGCTACATAGACCTTTCCGCTTTCTGCATCCTTAAATATAGTACCAAGTGGATACTTATTGGTATTTACGGCAACAACACCCTCAACAAGATTGGGACCAGTTGATGTATATCCTTTATTTGTCCACTTGTCTTGTAATTCATCTGGACCACCAACAGCTTTTCCAAAACTATACGCAGTAGATGGTGCTATAATATCATTTTGAGAAGTCGGAGTCGGCATCGCCTCACCATCAACATAAGATGACTCGCCAAATCCCCACTTGTTAATATCCTTAATGTACTTCCCAGCATCTGGGTCAAAAAACATTCCCTTCTCTTTATCGTAAGGGATGTCCATTTCAAATGTCTCTCCATCTGGAGAAGTAATGGTTGCTTTTTTGAGATCAAATGTTGGTTTTGCGCCTTGCGCAGCACTAAACTCAGTCGCCCTGGTGCGCCTTTCCTCCATCCCAAGCTTTTGTTGCTTGTAAATGGCCTCAGCCATTGCTTGTTCTTGCTGGATGGACATGTTGGAGCGATTCCGCATCTCACCAACACCCATGTTGATTAGGTTTGCAACCACCTCAGCTTCTGCAGCACGGTCAGAAAGTGGGATATTCTCATCACGCATCCGTTCTTTTGCGCTTTGAAGCGATGGAGCAAGATCTGGGAACAACTGGAGCGCAGCGTCAATCTGAAGGCTGCTTTGTTTGACAAGCTTCTTTTTCTCCCCCTGCTGCTTGAAGTAGTCCTTAACCTGCCCAGTTAGATCGGAAATTGATTGCTGCTGCTGCGCGTTTACCAGCGCATTAGCTTGGATTACTTGATTGTAATTTGGTGCTTGATACCCAGCCGTTTGTACTTGTCCTCCGTATAGTGCCATAATTTTAGATGTAGCTATATCTTACATTTCCCCAAGGGCTTTGTGCGGTTTGCATTCCAGCACCGCCACCTCCACCGCCAAAGTTAAATCCACCACCACCCATGTTCATTCCAGCACCTATCATGGAGTTTCCAATGTTGCTCCACATTGCTGCTTTATTGGCTTCATTCTGAGCGTTGATGGCATAGTTTGCGGAATTTTGCTGATTCGTCGCCCCACCCATTTCTCGTGCAAGGTTAAGCGGAAGGTTGTAATCAAGGTTAGCACCCATTGTGTTACCAAGGTTAAGACCAATGTTTGCCATGTTAGTCCCAGCGGTGTAGGACTGTGGCGTTTGGTTAAGTAGATTCAGACCCGGAGTGGTGTAGAATCCTCCTGCTGCATTGTAAGCATTTGTCGCCGCTGTTCCAGCATCGTTACGCATATTCGCACGCATCTTCTCAATGTCTTGAAGCTGATTGAGTCCAGCCTGTTGCATGTCTGCGGTTGTGGTTGCGCCAGTAATGCCTTGATTAAACAACGCTTGTTGCTCTTGGAATCTTAGGTTGGCAAGATTTTGGCGTTGATCGAATGCCTGTTGCCCAGCCTGTGATGCTTGCGCCCTGCGTCCAGCTAATGCTGACTCACGGTTTTGGATCTCTGATGCAATTGCGGCATTGCCACCCAGCCTTCCAGCCGATTGTGCGGCCTCCCGTGCTGTCTGTTGTGCCAAGCGTTGTTCTTGTGCAGAGAGCGTGCCGCGACGAGCATAGGCTTCTTGCGCCATTTGGTTTGCCATTGCGGCATCTTGCTCTGCGGCTTGGATGGTGGGGTTGAAGGTCTGCGGACGAATCCCGTATGTCCCAAGTGCCTCCCCCATGCGCCCAGCATAAGCCCCTTCAGCACCCGCTGCTTGGCCTGCTAGATCTTGCATGTTTTTGACCTGTGCCGCTTGTTCTGGGGAAAGTGACTCCATGAGTCCACGGGTCATTCCAGCCTGATCGGTCATCGTCCCCAAGTCCGCTTCACGAAGGCGAGCTATTGCATCCGATTCGCCACCAGCAGCCAGATCACGAAGTCCTTGGAATCCAGTCACTCCTTGCTGACCAAACTCAAAGCCTTGTTTAATGAACTCTGGGGAATACTGCTTGTTAAGGTCTAGAAAATTCGGAAGCGCACTACCGTAGTACCCAACGGTTCCTGCTAGTTGCTTTTCTGCAATGCTTTTGCCACCCTTTGTGCCTCTTTTGAATATATCAACTGGAGCAGGAGCTGGGCCTCCACCTTTTCCTGCTCGACTTGCACCATAAATTGAAGCTCCCGCCCCAACAACCGCTGTGCCAATCCCAATAGCAGCCATACTCATGGTGTCACCCCGCTTTCAAGATTTAATGGATGTTCTTCAATTTTAATCATATCGTCAATTGCGTTAATTGTTACAGAACTAGATACATTCTTGCTCCATGCTAGGGCCATGTCTTCATCATCCAGCAAAGGATTGTGTAGTTTTTCTGAAACTGTTTTTACGATCTCGTCTGGATCTGTTATATTTTCTGGGTTTGGGTGAAATGTAGTCCATGTGGTGTCTTGTTTCACATGCAAAAACCTTTTGGTTCCGGGGTTAGTTACCCCCATGTATGGTGCAATATAGGTAATTGGCCCATCTGGGGTAATGACATCAACCTCTCCATAGCTTATTACAAACGGATGCTTTGTGTTGTGAGTAACAGACATCACCAATGAACCAGCAGGCATGAATATGGTTCTGGTGTATAACCCCGGCGTAAAAACATGAGTTAAAGGCAGGTCAACCTTCTCATTAGATTTGCACATCGCATACTCAATCTTATCCACCTCGCTACAGGTAGCGAGTACATCTGGGTCGATGTGTGATAGATCAATGTTCATATATTGCTATTGCTTTTGCTAAATGCTGGTTCATCGAATCACCATGATATTTATCTCTGGGGAATCTACAAGGCCACCAGTAGAGTGAACGCGAATTTGAAATGATGATGTTGTTTTAGTCCCGTTAGATACGGCAGATACAAAGTAATTTCCCGGGCTTGTGCCAGCATCCCTAGCAAACCCAACAATTGCGTAACTTGTGTCATCCATCGGTGTAGTGAGATTTATTGTGTACTGCCCAGTTCCAGTTCTTGAAACCGAATCAACATTCCCATCTTGTCTTATTGCAACTGAACCTGATGTCCCGTTAAAATTAACCCACGCTCTAACACCAAAAATCGGAGCAAGACCACTTTGGTTGCCATCTAGCTTGGATGCGGTAATAGCGGAGTTGCTTACGGTTGAGGCGGATGACGCATTGCCAGTCACATTGCCAGTCAAAGGCCCAGAGAATGCGGTTGCGGTTACGGTTCCGTTGACATCAAGTTTAGTGCTTGGATTATTCATCCCAATCCCCACATTCCCGCTTGAGCTAATGCGCATGCGTTCTGCGGCGTTAGTTCCAAAAACTAATGGTAACGCTCCATATGACGCTACTGAAAACGAATTATCAGAACCAGTTCCAAACCAAGTTGCATAATTGCCAATAAATCCAACCAAAGACTCTTGGTTTGTTAGCATCATCCCACATGATGTGTTTGTGCTAGAGTTTATAGCAAACTTTTGTTGTGGATTTGCTGTCCCAATCCCCACATTCCCGCTTGCGGTGATACGCATGCGTTCTTGGGCTGATGTTTGAAGCGTCACCGCACCCGCGCCATAATGAACAATAGATACAATCCCGGTTCCTGTATTTTCAATTGCAAAATTACCATTTGCCCCATCCCCACGAATTATTCTTGATTCATAATCAGTCCCCGGAACGGCATGAAAGTCAATATAAGAACTTTGATTGGTTGTAATGCCGCCGCCTAGTTCTAATGCGGGTTGCACGGTGGTTACTCCGCTTGACCATGTGGGTGCGTATGTAGACAACTTCTCTGGGGTAACATTGCCATTGGTAATGGCAATGGTTGTAACCGAATTTGACGCAAGTCGGCTTGAGTTGATGGCATTAGCAGAGATGCTCAACTTGCCAGACGCAATATCCAGTCCACCGCTTCCACCAGATCCACCAAGAACAGCGTCACCAGTCATCACGGTTTCGTCGATGATGTTATTCATCTTCGTGCTAGTGATCGTGTCAGTAGCAGTAAAGGTGTATGTTGTATTAACCGCGCCCATAACTTATTTCTGTGAGATGATTTGTCTATTTGTTACTGATCCAGCAACTTTGATTGAGTTTATCTTGGCTGAACCCTGTGTCCTTGTCAAGATCATGGTTCCTGTATAGCCCCTAATGCCACCAAGCCTGCACCTAATGCTTGCGGTTTCAGCCTCTTGGTTGATTGATTGTAGGATTTGTCCATCAAGGAATTGAGTGGTAGTTCCAATAGTCGATGAGTTGTCTGGGTCTTCAGCGGCGAACTCAATTAGGTATTCAGAATTCTGGCTCGGCAACCCCTGCATATTGATCTGCGAGTCTGTGTACCTTTTCCGCTCCAATGTCTCAAGGTCGTAACCACGGGTGATTAGTTTGGACAGAATTGGTGCAGATGTTTTGACATCATTGGTGTTGGACACGCTGATGTTGTCATTTGAGTCATCAAATGCCTCCAATTGGTGCAATCCACCGTTAGCGGTAACAGCATATAGGTTGTTTCTAACCCCCGCTGAACCAACAATAAGGTCTTCGATCAAAAATCTAGTGTCACCAAAGGTATCTAGCGACTCCCAGCCTCCATTTAGGAAGTTGTATACCAAAATTGAGTTGTTCCCGCGAGCATCGTTAACGCCCGGAGCGGAATCCAGCGGAACCGCAAGGTAGTACCTGTTATCAAACAAGATTCCAACTGACTTGTTGGACAAATCCTTGTTGAGCCTGTCAATGTAAGGCTGGATGTTCTTGGAAATTGGCTCCTCGGCCCCGCGAAGGTTGTAATCGTTAAGGAACTCCACACCATACACCCCATCATCCGACAGGAACATCATGGTGTTGGCCCTCATGACCACAGACTTGCGAGCTAAGCAGCCAACCTCGGAGGTTAGTTCTGTAACCCTAGTGTCTAGAAGCGTCCCCTGCGTCCCCTTAATCTGGTGGATGCTGTTCCTGTTGAGGACAATCAACGCATCGTCGTAGAACCCATGCATCCCAACCACATAGTCAGCAGTACCACCAGAAATACGAAACTGGTTTTCGATCTGGTCAAAGGTCGTGGTGTCAAGAATGTCGGATACGGCAATCTCGTCTGTGATCTTGCGGTCGGTGTAGGTGACTGCGTTGTAAGCCCCAGACTGGTCGTAGTAGTACGGAACCCACAGGCGGCGTTGAAAGTGAACACCCCAAGGCGCACCCGGTTGATGCATAAACCCACCACCCTCGCTGAACCTACCACCAAACTCAATCTGACCAGTGGAACCACTTGCCGTGATGTTTGCCACAGGCGCAAAGAATTTGATATTTGTCAGCGTTGCAGACGACACTTGAAAGTCTTTTCCAACAATTGCAGAGAATTCTGGAACCGTGCTTTCGTAAACCCTAATAACATCACCAGCAAATACTGTATCATTGGATACGCCAAGGTTTAAGGAAACCTCTCCATTAGAAACCGAAACTTGGTTACCGCTAGAGTTAAATACTTGTGGTTGAGTGTAAGCCCCGCCCGGAGAGAAGGTGAATCCGTCAGTCATGGTGGCGGCAGTTACCACAAAGGTCTGGGTCTGACTTGTAGTAAAGGTATATTGGAACTGGTCTTGAGTTAGACCCGCGCCAGAAAGAACCGTAAATGTTCCATTGGCTGGAGTGCCACCAGTTAGACCAGCAATCACCACAGATGTGCCTGCCACAAGCCCGTGTTCACGGACGCGCATTGTAACGGTGGTTCCACTCTGTGACGCAGAAAGAATGGGCCTACCATTAGGATACCACTCCAACGCCTGCTGCCCCTCTCGGAATAGCATCACCTTGTCAAACACTTGAATCATGTCGGTGTCCGCGCCCAAGGCAGTTCCAGCTGGATATGCGATATTCTCTGGAACATAGGCGGAATTAGACTCAACAGCAGCCAAGTCAATCTTCTTAGCAACCGTGTCCAACGCCACAATCACATATTCTTTATTATTGGTGTTGGGGTCGCTGAACAGACAGGAGGCTCGGACATTGGCGTTAGCTGCATCGTTAATCGGCATCTGGGACAATGTGCCAGTCCCGGAAACCGCAGTCACCCCAGTTACGGGGAAGCTCAATTGGTTCGCTGAAACATAAGTCAGCACCTTGGCCCCGTTGTTGTTAGTGCCAGTAAAGGTCAGTCCAGCTACTACAGCATACCCGCTAGAACCTGCCTCAAACCCATGATTGGCGGACATGGTAATCGTTACCACATTTGAGGCGTATGTCGCTGACGAGATGGTCTTGGCAACATCAATCAAATAGAATGGCAACTGCAACGGATCACCACCAACGGTCAATGCCCCAGTTCTAGAAACCACCACCTTGCGGGGCTTCCAGTAACCCTCCATGCGCCCGTTCAAGGACTCTCTAACCTCTCCGGGCTTCAACTGGTTTAGCTGCAACCTCTGGTTCACGCCAACAAACCCACGATCACCATCCTCGGCAATCGAGTCATCCATCCCACCAGTGGATCGGAACTGCGACATTAGGCGCGGTAACCAATAACAACACCAGATGTCACGGCAAAGCTGTTGATCGTACCACCAAGGCCAAACCCAGCAGGGATCGTAATGGTGATCAACTTGGAACCAGAATCCGTAAGGTTAGGCGCAGAGATTGCACTCAACACCGTGTCGTTCACGAACTGAACCCAACGGAACGGGCCTACAGCACTGCCACCAGCATTGTACACTTGGCCGCCACCTTGACCCTGCAAATCGTATGAATCGCCTCTAGGCATAATCGTAATAAAGTATCAACCCAACACCATGTCGGGCATGCTTCTCAAATGCGGAGGGAATCACCATGCGTCAAGGGGGAACTTGTGGGTGTCATTGACCCCCCATTCACCCCACCCCAGTATATAGAGGATACAGAGGATACAGAAGAAGGTGTGATAGAGAAGACAAAGAAGATTGAGACGAAGTGGAATTGACACGCAGGGGATGAACCACTACCATCCAGCCAACAACACCTCCCACGCCTCTCTACGATGCGCACCAAGGGGGGTTGCTTTTTATCCTGTGTAGCTCAGGGGCAGAGCAAGCGACTGTTAATCGCTAGGTCGTTGGTTCGATCCCAACCGCAGGAGCCATAAGTCAAGCGTAAGTGCCACCCACGGGTTCGCGTGCCGAGTACCAAACGCTCTTGCAGAGGCGCGGGGTGGTAGCGTCAAATTGCAGGGGGAACGCCAACTTGGCAAGTTCCCAGTCGGGAACATCGGGGGGATTGGAGGGGGGGGAATGGGGAAATGTGCGTGAGCGGGAATAGGCTAGTCGTGGAAACCTGCTGGAACATTCGCAGCGATAAACTCAAACGGGTCTAAATCACGCTTTCTGGAGTTGCATGGATGGCAGGCAAACACGAAATTTGACACGCAATGCGCCCCACCTTTGGCCAATGGCTCAAAATGATCCAAGGTTAACTCGGCCTTCTTGCCGCAGTAATAGCAACGGTCTCCCGCTAGTTTTCTGCCGTCCTCCACCATTTTGGGTGTAGCCTTTACCTCGCAATTGTTGATCCTAGCCCTGCGGACATGCTTGTAGTTGCGCTTCTCAAGCTTTCTCTTCTCCTTCCGCTGCTCTTCAGTTAGCGCAATCCTTTTGGGGCGCAAGGATTTAGCCAACGCCTTTTCAGCAGCGATCTTAGCCTTTTCAATGCGCCTAGCCTCGGCTTGTTCTTGCTTGATCTTTTGTAGGGATTCTTGCTCGGCCTTGCGCTTGGCCCTCTTTTCAGCATTGATTGCCTTTTGTTTCTCGTTGTACCGCTTGCGAGCGCGAGCTTGTTTGGCCCTGTGCTTCTCCAGCCTAACTGGATCAAGCAACATTTTTGCGTAAATTCTTTTGTGGTAATCTGGATCAAGCTTCTTTCTTTTTTCTTTATATTCCTTGTATGCGAGGCGATCTCGATCCGCCCTCTGCGTGTCGGTTAGGGTGGCAAGGTATGCCATATGTGCATGCCATTTTTTCCTGCTTTCATGTTTGGCTTTCTGTCTTTTCAATCTGGCATTTCTGCGCTCAAAAAAATCATTGCCTCGTTGCATTAAGAATTTATCCAGTGATGTCCATTGCTCATAAGTTCTGCCATTTTTGCGTTTGCTGTACCCAGTAAACACATAACCATCATCCCTTATGTCTCCCATTTTTAACATGTTGCAATGCTTTCAAGAATCACCGATCCAGTCAAGCCCCCTTTGGAAAATTTTAAATTCCGCCACTAATCGTCCCCGCTTTTTTCCGCCCCGGCAAATGCGACTCCCCCCGCCCCATCCTATCGCTACAACTTGTTACTATATACATAATGCGGAGTCCTGTTCCACGGAAATCCCCAGCATCCATCGGTGTTCCACGGGATTGGGTGCGGAGTCTGTTCGTGCTGCCGTGTTGAGTAGCAGGGTGGACACTAGATATGGTGGTGGTGACCCAGCCTCGCGTGCGTGTTTGTAAGTTTCTGCGAGAAAGTGGGAACGATTCCCAGTCCCTATTCCCCATCCAATCCACTTGATTCCTATCCCCAACTCCCACTTCGCACCAGAATGCCCTGTACGCTCTTTGCCCATCATATGGGATCATCACCCACAAGAAAGCCCCAGACGCTGTGTGAGCGATTCTGGGGCAATCTAGAGGGTATCTGGCGCGGTTTGGTGGAAGATGTTGGCTGGATAGTCAGACGAACTCCTGATATTGGCCATTGAGACGCAGGGGCAGGACTACATCGCGCCTGCCGTTGCGTAGCTTGCCGATCTTGATTCCATCGTCGGCTAGGAACAGCAGGGCATCTGCGTCCTGCTCGATAGCGCGTGACTCGCGCACCTGATTGTTGTCGTTCAACTGCGAGGCTGAAATGACTGGGCATTGGAGGTGCTTGGCCAACTGCTTGAGTCCACCAGAGACTCTAGCGACTTCCTCTTCCCGTGACTCTCGGCTTGAGCGTGAGCCACGAATGAGCTGCAGGTAATCGACCACAACCAGATCCAGACTGCCATGCAGGTCACGGATGCGCTCTGCCTCTGCCGCGATGCTGTCGATGCTCTGGTTGGAGCTAGAGTCAATCCACAGGGGAGCGGAACTGATCTGCTCAACGCCTGTCTGTATTTTCTGTAGTTCGTGCTTGGCTGCTGTGCGCGGCTGGGTGATTGACCCGTAGTTCGTGTGAGTCATGGTCGAGATGAGTCTGCCGATAACCTCATGCGTCATCATCTCCAGCGAGTGGATTGCGACTGGTCTTTGGTCTGCGATAAACTTGCTGGCGATCTGGAGCATGAGGACTGACTTGCCTCGGCTTGGCTTTCCAGCAATGACCCAAAACTCACCCGGTCTCATGCCACCGCAGATTTCGTCCAACTCTGCGATGCCTGTACTCATGCCCGGCAATCCGCCAGAGTTGTAGTCACGGAGCATGTTCGCAATGAATGCCTTGGATGCCTTCTCTGCGTCGATGGATCTCTGCTTTCCACTCACCACCTGCTGAAGGCTGTGGAGTGCGGTACGGAACGAGTCGATAGCACTAGTGGCATCCTCGGCATCGGCAATCTGCCTTGCGGCCTGCTGGGCAAGCCTGCGTGCTTGAAATTCCTTGAGCGTTAAAACCCACTGCGTCCATCCTGCGGGTGTGGGTGCGTAATTGTAGCACTCGACCACCTGACCGGGGCCGCCGATACGATCAAGCTTCCCAGCCTCGTTTAGGTGCTGGATGAGCGAGATAAGGTCATACTGGTTATTGTCGCTAGCTGGAAGCTCGCGGCAGGCTTCCCAGAGTGTCCTAGTGTCTGGGTGGTGGAATGAATGTGCGGTGATGCCGTCTGCGGCTGCACGCTTGAGCAGGTTTGCGTCCTTGAGGACGGACGAGATTACTGCCTTCTCGGAAGTGTGGGCGGATGGGATGGTTTGTTCTGTGTTCATGTTTCTGGTTAGATTCCGAACTGGTCGGAGGTTTGTGGTTTGGTGGTTTGCTTGTCACGGGCTTGCCAAGTGCGGATAGCTGACTTCCAGCACTTCATCGGAGCCTTGCCCACAACCCAGCCTTTTGACTCGTAGTAGTCAATGAATTGTTGGGCCTTGAGGAACTTTGGGGTGAGGCTGGAACCGTAGGCTAGAACATCCGCCACGGATGGTTTTTGGAACCTCTTCTGTGGTGTCTCTGGATTGTTTGTTGTCCCTATATGTTCTATTGACGGTTCTTTAATATAGGAGAGGTCTCCAGTACGGACTTCTAGAGGTCTCCGCTGCGGACTTCTAGAGGTCTCCAGTACGGACTTCTGGATTGTGTAGATGACCTCGTTTCGTCCACGATGACGCTCAACGATGCCACTCTCTTCCAGAGCATTCAATGCCTTGAACACGCTGCTCCTCGCCAACCCGGTCTCGGCGGCAATGGTCTCGATATGTGGCCAAGCCACACCCTGATCGTTCGCATTATCCGCTAGCTTCAGCAGGACAAGCTTAGCCTTGGCATCGGCTACGGGTGTCTTCCATGCCTGTGATATGTAGTGGATGCTCATGCCTCGTACAGGTACAGGTACTTCTCGCAGTTTCGCACGAAATGCTCTACTGCCCGGCTCCTAGTCTTCTTCGCCCCTCGGAAATGCTCTACGCAGATGCGGTCGAGGATTGCCCATGCCTCTGGTGACATGGTGATGCTGGAGGCGATGCGGTGTTCACCAACGGGTAGTGGCTTACGACCCACTTTGGCTTTGTTCTGATTCATAGATTTGTTCTGCGATGTCTTGTATGGCTAGCTCAAGCAGGTTCAATTCGTGCGTGAGTCTCGGTGTCGATCCTAGCTTCTCCCTCTTGAGTCTGCGGAAGTACGCTTCTTTCAGACAGGCTAGGATTAGCCCTCTTGCGGTTATTGGTTGTTCTGTCATGGCATTTGTGGCAACTGGGCGACGAGCGGAACTCTGAGATTGCTTTCGGGAGTCCGCAGGTCGCACAGATACGCCAGCGTATTGGTTCTGTCATTGGTAATTTCTAGAGTCGTTGTCATGGTCGGGCGAGCAGAATGGATCGGCATCGTATGGCCAAGTGATGACACGCTGGATGTACAATTCCTTCTCCTCAAGTTGCTCCTGCAATCTCTTGTTCTCGACGATCAGCGCATGCTCCCGTTGCTGCGTCTCCCGCAGGATTCGGCACAGGCTAGTGACGCTGATGTGTTCTGATGCTTGGTTGCCGCAGCATCCGCACTCGTAGTCCGGTGCTACCCAGTCCTGCTTACAGGTAGGGCATTCGTTGTGTTCTGTGTTCATGGTTCTGTTAGATGCTATTGTCTTCGATGAACTCGCGTTGGAACATGGACTCCACAATATCTGGATGCCATGACATGTAGGTCATTAGTGTGCGGAATACTGTGATCATTTCGTCCAGAGGTGCATCGCGTGAAAACACAAATTCCATTCGTGATCCTTCGTTGAGGATCTCAATCTTTATTTTTCGGTCGTATTGCATGGTGGTGTTGGTTGTGGTGTTGGTTTGTCTTTTCTGAAAATTTCTTCGTAGTTTTGCCCGTAAACCTCGGCGTTGACCGGGCGCGGGGAGTCACCCTTGCCTGCACTCATGGCTGACCTCCTTTCCATGCGGCGAGGGCATCCCCAGCCTTGTACAGCGATTCGGTGATGTCGCGTGGTTTTTCATTCAGCAATGTTTCACATAGCTCCCGCAAAGCCTCCGCCAGCCTGTCGCGTTGCTCTGTCACAGCATCGAGTTCAGACTCAAGCCGATCAAGATCAAACGCGCTGATTATCACATCATGTGTCCTGCCCATGACTGGCCTCCTTTCACGGCGGCGGTAAAGACGGCAATAGCAGCATCTACGCGCTGCGCATCCTCATACTTTTGCCAAAGATATTCACCACCCCACTGAGAACGACGATCTTCGTATTCTTCAGCCAGTATTTTTCCAGCCTCCGCCAGCCTGTCGCGTTGCTCGGTCATAGTTGTCAGGTCGACTTCCAACTTCCAATAAGCTTCCCAAGCTGGATGCAGTGTAAACTTTTCTTCACTCACGCTGCACCTCCTTTGTACTGAATGTAACACCAGATGAGTCCAACCCACCATGCTATTACTGCGGCGATGATTGCCACCCGATCCCAGCGGACATAACGCTGGCGGCGGGGTGGTGGGATTATCGGTAGTGGAAGTGGATGCTGTTCCAAGTATCCAAGTGTGTTTTTGTTTTCTAGTCGGAACGATTTCATGGTTGTTTGTTGGTTAGTAGCTATGCACGAAGGTGTGGAGCAGGATTGCAGCCTTCACGCTGAACCATCCGATGGCGCAGCAGGCGAGGATTTGGGTGAGGAGGATTAGTGCTTTCATGTTGTTTGGTTCTGTTGGTTGGTTCTGTTGGGTGTCGCTCGCGGCGACGAGAAGAACTTCCCACACATGTGGAATAAACTCAACAGAAAAATGCAGAATTACTGAAAATAATTCCAGAATCCGCTGCAACCCGCTTAAACACTAGGAATTTTCCTACTCCAATTCGTCGTCGAGGCCGGGGTAATCGGGCAATTTGGACGGTTCCGGGACAGGCTCGGAGGCAAATCCCCGCTCGTCGATGATCAGTGCCTTGGCCAATATTGCGTAATTCACAAGGTCGAGACAGGCATCCTCGGCTGACTCATTCGGCACAGCCAACTTGCCGTCATTCGCAAATGATTTCAGTCGCTGTAGCTTGTCCTGCATGCGTAGTAGCAGCCCGGTGATTGGGTGCAGTCCTAGTGACTCTGATGCTTTGAAGTTAGCAAGCGCATCATGCGCAGACTCGCCCCCAGAGTAGTCGTTATTCTTTACATCCATGATCGCCAATGCTTGGCGGCATGTTTCGTTGTGTACCTTCAGTAGTGCTTGTTTGTTCATGTCGTTTGTTCCATGTTTTATAGTTATTCTCGTCAGCAAAAAATGGGTCATTGGCTAGCAACCATCGCTCGCATGCGCGGCGGACATCTAGGTACATCTCCTGCGGGAGACCATCTTCGGCTAGTGTTGGGTTTCGGACAAACCTAGGCATGCGTGTTGTTGTTAGGTGGCATTAACAATAATGCAGCCACCATTGCAATAACCAAAAAGTATGCGATGTCCTCATGCATTGATCAGGCGATGTTTGATTTTCGACATATGCTCGCATGCCTCAACAAACTCTCTTGCGTCATGCGTGTTGGTGAGTGCAGCTAGGTCATCCTCTAGGCAATCCAAGCACACCATGCCACCCCTTGCCGCCTTTTCGCACCCATCACGCTCGCAGGTGCTGTATGTGCTTGGCCACAGCGGGAACTGGTATTGGATGTCGTAGATAAGTTGGTCAATGGTTTTCATAGTCCTCGCATTCTATTCCTTTCCTGCTCGATAAGTTGTTTCCATGCCGTCACTTGGAAGTTTTCGTCCGCCAGTTCCCTCCAGCGTTCCGCCTCGGCCTTCCAGAGGTCTCGTTGCTCTGTCACGGACTCAAGCGTGGTTTGCGAAACTTTGAGCAGGTTTTCCAAGTACTCAATCCTGTCGGTCGCTGTCATTTGGTCGATGATCATGATAGGTCTAATACTTTGAGTTCGTAGCGGTTGGTCTTCTCGTTCTTCTTCCAGCCGTGGATCAGCACCTTCCACCCTGCCCGGCGGAGGCAGTCTAGGTAAGGTGACTCCGACATCTTCTTTGCCCTCGCTGACACATTGTTCCAGCTAGTGGTCTGGACGGCAATGGTCTCACTCCCAGCGCATGCCAGCACATCCACGAAGCCGAAGAGATCCTTGCGGCGGCGGGAGAACTGACACCAATGCTCGACCACCTGCACGCAGTCTGTGGCCTTGCGTAGCTCCTTGAGGGTTAGCTGGGTGGGTGAGGTCTTCATGCCTTTAGGCGTTGCAGCACAAACTTAGCCTTAGTGCGGAATGACTCATTCTCCCTAGTGAGCATGTCTGCCCGGTGCTTAGCGGAGATGATAGTAGTGTGATCCTTGCGTTGAAATATACGGGCAGTTTCTGCGAGCGTGTGGTGTTCGCTGACGAGTGCCATTGCAAGCGTCCTAGCCTGCGAGGGAGCAACCTGCTTATCATAGGCGAAGATTTGGCTTGGGTGTACGCCAAAAATATCCGCAACAATGTTGATGGTACGATACGCTTTATTACTCGACATCCTGCGGTCAAGTTCGGCGCATAGTTCGTCGGTGGTGAGGTCGTTGACATGTGTGACTTTCATTTAAAAGTGTTTGCCCTGCGTGCAACCCTCGGGCCAAGGGACAGAACCCACCTGCACACTGGTGGTGATTGTTATGCGTGATTAGCTACAGCGTCAATGGCGGAGCAGCGTACGATGATGCCGTTGCCTCTAGCTGGGGCAAACTTGTCAACCCGATGCTCTAGGTTGCGGAGGTATGCTACTTCTTTTGCGTTGGCTGGAATGACCCGGTAGAAATCACCCTTGATTTGCGTCGAATTATAGACAGGTGTTCCGTACCTCAAATCCTTCTCCTCTCGGATGATATCGGGGTTTTTGACCTTGGTTTTTGCGCCAAAATTTAGCGTGCGTTTGATAAGTCTCATGAAAGTGATTTGCCCTGTGATGAACCCTCGGGCCAAGGGATGAAGTACGCATGTCACCACTCATGCATGGGAATCAGAAGGGGATCTCGTCGGTCTCTTCTGTTGCCGCAGGTTTAGCCGCAGCCTTGTCGTCAACCTTTAGCGAGATGAACTTGCCGCTCTTGCCCTCGCGGAGCCAACCAGCAAGTTGATATTCCTTGCCTTCGATGTCGATTTTGCCCTTGTATGCAGGACGCTTGGGGTTGTCACCCACATCGTTCTTAAACAGAATGCCCGTATTTGTGTTGTCGTAGCTCATGGTTTACTTTTGTTTTAATGCCCATTTTGGGGGGGAGATTGTTTGTAGCCCGTCAATTGCTGGCGGGAAATGTTTGTTTTGTACGCACTGGTTCCACTTGGCTAGTGCCTGCATGTAACCCTCGCGGCCCAACTTGATGAAGTCCTCGTCGAGCAGGACGGTTGCCATCTCGAAAGGACGGTCAACTGCCATGAAGACGATAACGAACTCATTGCGGTTGTCTCCAGAGGCTAGGTTCCACAGGTCGAGGTACATCGCAGCCTGCCAGTGGTAACCCCGGTTGATGATCAGTGATGTCAGTTGCTCCAGCGATTCGATGCTCTGGGTGGTCTTGAGGTCGATCAGAGACAAGCCCTCGGAAGGAACTAGGTCGATCATGCATTTGCAGTTCGTTCCAAAAACCTCGGCAAACACCGCGACCTCGGTCGTGTAGTCTGGTAGATGTTCGATTGCAGGGTTTTTCCGAAACGCATACCCGGCACTCTCGGCGCGGATGTATTCGTCAGCAGTGATGACCTGAATGCCAGTCATGCTGTCACGCCACTCCCTAGCCTCCTTGGTGCGGAAGTCGGAGTATGGGCTTACAATGTAACTGGTCTCCAGCTTGTGCGGCTCCAAGCATGCTGTGTGGTACAGCGTGCCAGTCCGCATGGCGGGGGTGGTCTCCTTGTCGCGGCTTTTGTTGTACCACCGATATGGACTCTGGTTGAAATCCCAGAGCAGGGACTTGGATACTGGGCCTGATAGGTCTCTGGGGGTTGCGGTGCGGGAGTAGTATTCCTCGCCCAATCCGTGGATGATCTTGCTCATGCTGCACCTCCCAACTTTTTAGCCTTGGCATCCAAAGATGCGTTAGCCTTGACCAGCACGGGCTTGGTGATCTCGCTGAGGGACTTTACCGCGAGGTACTTGAGGAAGGCTTCCTCGTCAACGCCAAGCCCCTCCATGCGGGTCTTGAGGGATGCTACATCCTCCTTGGTCGCTGGAGCCGCAGGCTTGTTGTGGGACGCTGCCTGCCCATCGTCGTCTTCCTGCGCGATGCCAGTCATTGCTGCCAGAGCATAGCGGCGAAGGTAGGTGGTCGATGCGCCAATTCCCTGTGCGTCTGCCTTTGCTGGGACGCATGATGCGGTGGAACTTATATGTCCACCCTCGGAGTGGAGGATGGTTGTAGTTACGCTGACAAGCGATCCGTCATAAGCAGTGCTTTGGATGATCGACAAGCCATTGGCGGCAAACACCGGGCGAACGGTGTTAAGCACCTCGGCCAAGTCTGCGTAGCGGTTCTTGAAGTGCGGGTTGACGCTACCTTTGGTAGCATTCTCAACTTCACTCTGGGCTTTGGAAAGGGCTTTTTGCAGCCCTGCGGTTGTATGTTCTAGGTTCATTGTTGGTTCTATTGGTTTCTGGTATTGTGACCAGATGTGGATACGAGACATCAAGAATGCGTGTCGGTCAATATCTTTTTTTCAAAGAAATATAACCAGTTGAATTCCAACGCCTTACGACTTCTTTTGGAGTCCAGTCTGCCATGAATGAGCGGGGACTTTTGTCGCAAGCGCAAATGATGTAGGTAACGCCGGGGTCATAACGCAACTCGTTACTGGGTTTTTTGCATGAGCATTTACGCATGAGGCGGCGAGCCTCATCGAACTCATGATCGAGGTCGGTCACGCGAGGGAATAGTAATACCCCTTGGGTGTTTTACGCATGACGAACTTGCCATCTCTTACTGCGCGGTGCAGTAGCCTTCGTGCGCTTTCCACATGCATGTCCGCCTTGTCGGCAAACTCGGACGTGGTGAACTCATCGTCGCGTTTTGGACACTCAAGTGCCGTTAATTTCAACGCTTGTTCTAATGCGGTTAGTGCTTTGTTCGTTTTCATTGTTGTCGTTCGGATACATTGGTTTGATGTTGGTGATCGGCTACAGGATTCCCATTGGTGAGATCCAGTCGTTCCCTTCCTTGATGACATTCCAAGCCTGCCATGATCCAGTCTTCTCGTTGATCATGCCATAAAGGAATCCATTCCTCCAAGCCAGTTTGGCTGGGGTTCTATCGGCGTAGGATAGCTGGTCAATATCAGCAAGGCATCCCACACTGAATGCCGCTTGCCCATCCACATGGCGGCCCACATAGACATCTGGCTTGTGGACATGACCGTGGATACATGGCCCCCAGTTCTCAAAATGGCTCTTAGCTGGGTACATTGTGGCTCGGAACCCGTGGATAAACTTCGGCCCACCTTCTGGCAACATGAGATACTTGCTCACATGGTACGGGCAGGTGGCGATCTTGAGCTTCTTGAACTCGTCTTCGATGTCGTGCCACAGGGCGGCACACCTCTCGCGGATCATGCCGTCAGAGCAACTTGTGGAGTGCAGGGCTAGACGATCATCGTGATTCCCGATGGTGAGGTAGTTAGGCTTGAACTCTTTGAGGAACTCCATGCCCATCATGACATCGTCGGAAATGCCGTCCGCACGCTCTTCTGAGGATGCTCCTCTCCGCAATGGAGCAAGGTCTATAAAATCACCAAGGTGGATCTTGTAGTGCGGTTTCCAACTTTTAGCGAAGTCGAGTATCTTCTTTTTAGCCTCTTCCGAGACTAGGCTGCCGTGGTTATCCGCAGCGACGAGGAACTTTTTGTAGCTCATTTTGTTTTTCGTTTTGGTTTGGCGATCACCTTCTCCCACGCAGGGAAAAAGATGTTCTCAAGACAACGGACTACACACTCCTCCATGTCCTCAAATGTTTTTGAGTGAGAGATACCCGCAATGCTGAATGCAGCATGCATCATCTCGTGGCGCAATGTGGACTCCATAATGTCTGTGTCCGCACTACGCAGAGTTATTCGCATGTCGTCAAGACAAAAAAGACCATATTCTGCTAAATCTTTTTCGATGACAATTTCGACCTCCTGCCCACCAATGCTAACTGATGGTGGTATTTTCATCGCGTGGCTTGGAAATGCTGAGCATCGTAATTCCAAAAAGCACCTGCTGGAAGCCAAGCCTCCTTGGCAAACGCTTCCATCACTTCAATCGGCATGTTCGCGGATCTAGGCCACGACTCACGGAATTGGTTGGTACTGGGCGCAAGGTCAATGGCAGCACCTCTAGCATGCAGGGAGGGCAAAGATCCACCCCTCATCGGGCGATTGTTAAACACCCCAGCGTACTCTTTAAGCACCCACGCATGGGGTGTCTTGGCAATGTTCTCCAGTACCCTGCGGAGGCTAGGAGCTACCTTGTGGTGACACCTAATGGACTTAACATTCTTCCCATCATAGCGGATGTCGAGGTCGTTGACGGCAAGGTTGACCAATTGGGACTCGTCTCCAGCCCTGCCGTAGAACTTGGTGAGTGCCGCTTGATCCTGCGTAGGCCACGGGTGGTCTTTGGGCATGAGACTGCGGAGGTACTCCTTGCACTTGGCTGCGGACTTCTCCCCCCAGAACCCGTCTGGAGTGGCTCCTACACGCTTTTGTAGCTCGATGATCTGGTGGTATTGCATGACTGTTTGGATATTACACCATAGGTCAAGACCACCTTGACCTACTCAACGCTTTCTAATCAAATTCCAAAGCGAAAGCAAGCCCACGACCAGACCAATGGTCAGCGAGGTCATTCTCATTCCCCACTCCAGTTGCTCTTGGAACGAGGTGATAACCCCCAGTGCGGGGGCTACAGTCCCTGCGATGCCGTGCAGGATGTCTCTTCCAGTGTCAGTTGTCATTTGTTGTCGCGAGCTTTGATTAGGCCGATGCCTGCGGTTACGGCGGCAAATGCGCCCATGAAGTCTGGAGCGCCACCTTTGAGGATTTGAATGCCAACGCTAGAAAGAGTGGCGACGATTGTTAAGATGCCTAGTGCGGTAGTTTTCATATTGTATTATGTGTTGAGATTATGCCCACCAGATGTTGGGGACATCGTCAGAGATTGGTCTTGGGACTGGGACAGGGTTGCCGTCCTCGTCGTCCACGGTGAAGTCGGATGCCCAGTAGATGAACTGCTCGCCGCCCTCAGGAATCGGGATGCCCACAAGATCTCTGAACAGCACCCACCATTGTCCATCGCCGTTGTGCTCGCCAATGATGCAAAGCGCGTATTCGTGGGACGCAAGTGTGATTTGCTCATCGCCGTCCTCGTCGATTATCGCAAAGCCATTCGCCAGCCCGAACTGGACTGCGGTGGCGCGGTCGGGAAATTTTAAGAGGTAGTCCGTCATGCCGTGAGTGCTTGGAGTTTGGCGTTGGGAAGGCGTTTCTTGTAGTAGCGGATGGCGGCGATGGTTCCGTTAAGGTGGAAGTTTCCGCTAAAAGCATTTCCGATGGT